AGTTCAGTAGAGGCCCTTCCAATTTCTTTAGTGGAAGGGTTTTGTTTGGGGATTAATTATTTTGAAGCCTATGCTTTTCCTGCAAAAATGCGAATTATTTTCATAGAAATATGTGTACGTTTTCTCTTATGAGTATTTTGATACTGATATATCAACATTTTACTTTACTATTTATTGGTTAGGTGACCGAAAAGCGACCATTATAATATATTATTGAATAATTCAATTGCATTTGTTTTGTCATTTTCAGTCAAGTGACTGTACGTATCGATGGTTTCTTTAATATTTTTATGCCCTAGTTGAGTTTGGATGATTTTAAAATTAACACCTTTGCTGACCATGTAAGAAGCGCACGAGTGACGTAAAGCGTGTAAATTTAATTTGGGTAATCCAAGTTTTTTGCAATGCCTTGCCCATGAGCTTGATAAAACGGCAGGTATGGGCGGATAACCATATGAATTTGTAAACAAAAAGTCAATCGGTTGTTCGTTTTCATACATAGGCTTCCAAGCGGTACCTGATTTAATTTTTAATTTACGTTGCTCAGTTACTTGTAATTTAATCTCATTCATAAAAGCAGCTGGCACATTTACGGTGCGAGGTTGTTTGTTTTTAGTTGGACCAAGAACCAATTTTGAGGCACCTTTCTTTTTATCATATTTCAATGCTTGATCAATTAATATCGTGTTATTTGTGAAATTTATTTTTTCTAATCTTATCGCGGCGATTTCTGATTCGCGCAATCCAACTAGTGCTGCTAATTTGTACATAACTCGAAATTTTAACTTTAACGATTTGAGCTTCTCTATCATTTCGGTTAATTGCGATTCGTCATAAAAGTGCAATTCTTTGTGTTTTGGTTCAACGTACGGTGCTTTAATGCCTTTCATTGGATTTTCTTTTATTACCTCCCAAGCCATGGCTCTTGAAAATATACTTAGAAGTGTTGAGTATTTATTAGACAATGACTTCTTTCCCAGTTTTTTTTCATTCGCAAAATACTCTACAATATGAATTTTCTTTATCTTGGAAATCTTCATATCGTTAAACCGTTCGAATGTATTGGTGTTGATTAAAGTACGAAAAGTAGAAAGGGTATTAGGCGATAAATCTACTTCTGCATAATTTTCCATCCAGCGCTTAACAAACTGTTCAAAAGTTATATTTTCAACATTATCAACTTCCATATTTGATACTTCGATTTCGTAATCTCTTATTGCTTTGTTAATAGTACGGTCAGATAAACTATTGAGTGTGACAGTTTTGAATTTCCGAATACGTTTTCCAGTGTCTGTATATCCAAGTTCAACTGTAATTTTTATACGGGGTTTTCCGTTCTTTGCAGGCTCTAATACTTTGTAACTTGCCATGTATAATTCTCCTTTTTACTAGATTGATAGATTTAACTCAGAATTAAATGGCACCACCTCCTTAAAATAGGAATGTACGTTCTGTTTTAAGATAAAAATTTTTTACCATCCATGGTTTTTAAAGCAACGAACTCTTTGGGAATTCCATTAACTTGAAATATATCATGGACGGTATAATCAGCAAGATTTATTAACAATTCGTCCGGTAGAAGTAATTCGACAGCGAATGTATTTGCTTCTACCTCTATTTTTTCGTTGGAGAATAGAGTTCGTTTTTTTAAGAATGAAGTATTAATATCAGGATGTTCAACGGCGTGTCCTAATTCATGAGAGCAAATAAAACGACGTTGAGCTTCGTTTGCGTTTTGATTTATATGTATAAATTGAACTCTAAAGTGTTTACTATAATAACCTAATGTATTACCAAGATCTTCGTACACAATCTGTATTCCCATTGCTTTAGCAATTTGAAAAGGGCAGTTTGTTTTATATTTTTTTATCAATTTTTCTACTCTTCGTTTTATATTCCCCAAACCCAACACTCCTATTTTTTAAATTTATTAGGGGTGAATTTTTGCTTAGCAATTTTTTTAGCAACTCTTAAAGAACTCTCTAAACTAGCTATTAATAATTCTCTATCTTCTCTATCTTCTTCACTTAACTCATCAAGTGTTCTTCCGTCAAAAGCTGCATTCCCACTTAAAGACAGACCCTCAATCATTTTCTGCAATTCAATTTGAATAGCTTTTTCATCTTTGGCTGTAAGATCAGATTTATTTATCTCCTTATCTCCATTTGCCATTTCTTCTAATTCATCGGTTGTAATTCCAAGACCTTTACAAACTTTAAGTACATTATCAACTGAAGCGTTTCCTATTCCTCTTGATAACATTGAACGAAGAGTTGTATATGGAATATCAACACTTTCTGCGAATGCTTTCATATTTGGTGATTGTTCATTTATCATTTTTTCTATTATTTCAGTTCTAGTATCCTTCAATTTTTTTTCTCCTCCGAATCAATTTATACGAAAAATCGTATTCTATAATTCCATTATATAGATATTTATACTGTTGTAAATAGAAAAAATACGAATTTGAATGTTTTTTTCTATTAATTAGTTGACGCAATACGATATTGAGTATAATATGTAATCAAGATACGAAATTGAGTATCTTATGACGAAACAAAGGAGGTATATTCTTGCTGAGAAATCTTAAAGCCGAAATGGCAAGAGAAAAGATTACTGGTCAAGAAATAGCTTTATTCCTTAAAGTTCGTGAAGCTACAATCTACGACAAAATTAATGGTCGGTATGATTTTAAATTCACAGAAGCTTTAGCGATTAAACGTAATTTCTTCCCTAATTGTAGTCTCGAATATCTTTTCGAAAGAGAAGAAGATGTCGACCAAGCCTTGTGTATATGAAACAAAAAGGAGGAATGAAAGCATGGATTTAATCGTTATCGAACATCGAGAAAAAAGAGTTCTAACTACTGCGCAAATTGCTGAAAGTTACGGAACTAACAAAGATCGTATTAGTGCGAACTTCAAAGAAAATGAAAAACGTTTCAAAGAAGGTAAACATTTCATTTCACTTCAAGGTGAAGAATTGAAAGAGTTTAAAAACGAACCTCGAAATTCGGGGCTCGTTGGAAAGAATGCATCAAACTTATACTTATGGACCGAAAAGGGTGCGTGGCTTCACGCAAAATCTCTAAACACTGATGAAGCGTGGGAAGCGTATGAATTACTTGTGGACGAGTACTACAAAGTAATAGAAAAACAACCGCAAGGATTAGAACTAGCTTTGCAAGCAGCATTACACCATGAAAGAGAAATCAAATCTATTAAATCTGATGTAGCTTTCCTAAAAGATAGTATGCGAATCGACACATTGCAACAACGTGACATTCAAAGTGTTGCCGGACAATCGGTTATTCATTCACTTGGTGGTAAAGAATCAAACGCTTATCAACAAAAATCTATTCGTACTAAGGTTTTCTCGGCATTTTGGAACGAGTTTAAAAATTACTTTAAAGTTCCTCGTTATGGAGATTTGCCAAAGTCTAAATATGACGAAGCCTTAAGATTTATAAAATTGTGGAGACCGTCTACATCATTACAAATCGAAATTGATGAAAATAATGCTCAAATGGTTTGGGATGAGAAATATGCGTAAAGTGCGAGGAGTTAAAGCGTTAGTTCAATATCTAAGAGAAATTGGATCGCCAATTGGGGAGACAACTATTTACAAATTGCTTCGAGAAAATAGCATACCGGTAGTGAAGCCAGCACCAAGAATTATCATTTTTGATTTAGACGATATCGACAAATGGTTAGGCGGTGAGTAAATGAAAATCAACGTACGCGAGTGGAAGCAACTAACAGCTAAACAAAAGTACACGAAGATTGTACAAGCACGAGCAATCAACGCTCATAAATTTGGCCGTTAATCTATTAATCTTCTAAAAGTTTGAGAGAGGTGAAATGAATGGACAAAGTAAAAGTTAGTAGCAAAATTGCACAAGCGATTAAGCTTGTTTCAAATATGGACATAATTGCAGTCTTAGAAAAATCAATGACCATGACTTTTGATGGCGAATTATCTGTACTTAATACAGTATTACCAAGAACACTTTCAAAAGCTTTGGTTAACGGTTACGAAATAGAGGTGGATTAATGAAAAATCCTAAACGCTTAACAGTCACTGAACGCTTATATCTCGAATCTATCAATCTCAATTCGGATAACTGGTTGATTAGTAAGAAGACGGGTGAGGGATGGTTAATCGTTCACAAACTTACTGGGAGCAGCAGAACGATTCCAGTGCCTTGGAAGGGGTGAAATTATTGAAACGTATCTTAGATGCATGTTGTGGAAGTCGCATGTTTTGGTTCGACAAAGAAAATGATGATGTCGTTTTCATGGACCAACGCGAACTAGAAACAGAATTAAGTGACGGTCGCAAGTTGATTGTTAAGCCAGATGTTGTAGCAGATTTTCGAAACATGCCATTTGAAAATGAATCTTTCCATCTAGTTGTATTTGACCCTCCGCACTTATTGAAGGTAGGGGATGAATCTTGGCTAGCTAAAAAGTATGGAAAGTTGAATGAATATTGGCCAAGTGATTTGAGATTGGGATTTGGTGAATGTATGCGAGTTTTAAAACCTAACGGAACTTTAATTTTTAAATGGAACGAGGACCAAATACCACTCAAAGAAGTATTAAGATGTTTTGACCAAAAACCATTGTTCGGAAACAAACGAAGTAAAACACATTGGTTAGTTTTTATGAAGGGGTGAGTATATGCGCAAAACAATATTCGCAAAGAATCGCAAAACACTGAACGAGCGATTATATGAAAATCTTTACAACGGCTGGAAACAGGTAGGACAAGTTCACTTTGTGGATGGCAAATATCAAGTGAAAGTGGAAAAGGGGTGAAATCATGCAATATCCACTTGCAGAAGAACAAGCGGCTTATGAGTTAGCACTTAAGCCAGGTACAACAATTAATTAAAAATTGGAGGAAAAACGATGAACAAACCAACATTAAATATTTTAGGTCGTAAGCACAATATTGTATCTGTGGAAGTAGAAATGGAGCCAGGGGAGACTGAATATTTCTACGATGGTGATTATCACGAATTTTTGCCGGAAGATGTGAAAGTAGATTTCTCTCAAGCAATCGAAAATCCAAGTAATGCACAAAAGTTTATTGAACGGCTTAAACAATCCATCAAGGAATCTCGTGATTATTTAATAGAGTTGAAATTGCAAATTGCTGATACGTATCTCCAGGATATCGAATTACCTTTTCCACAAATCGAATTTAAGCCAATTGTGGAAAAAATCAAAGGACAAGCATTATTTATTGAAGGATTGGAGCACGCGTTGGATATCGCAACCGGAAAAGTAAATATCGAAATTGAGGTGCCTTCCACAGATGCTTAAACCCTTGCCGAAAGAACGCAAATTCTCTGGTATCGAACAAGTTCAAATGTTAACGCAAACGGCTGAACGTGAAAAAGAAATCCATCGATTACAGCATGACTTAAATGCTTCGAATTTTGCATTGCAAGATGAGCGTTCAATTAATAAACAACTTAACAAAGAAAACGAACGATTGGATGACGAAATTGTTCAACACTTGTCCGACAAGATTAAGCTGCGTAACGAAATCACAAAATTGCGTTCAGCTCTCAACTTCTACGCTGACCCGAAAAATTATGACCGTATTACGTTATCGTTAAAAACTGCAAAAGTGTTACTGGATGATGGAGAATTCGCTCGATATGTATTGGGTGTTTCGAATGAATAGAGGATATTCACCAATCGATGACTACGATCGTGAATCAGATTACTGGCGAGATTTAGAAGATGCGTTGCCAAAAGAAAAAAGTTCATCCAAGGCGGCAACCGAAGATGAACAGCTTAAAAATAAAGTCACTAGCAGTATATCACAAGAGTAGGAGGTTTATGCAATGGGAAATTCTGTTCCTAATAAACCGGCTAAGAACCACCCTTGGAAGAATTGTACTCCATTAAAAGTAACATCATGGGCTCGTGAACAATCGCAAATACGCAATGTAAACACGGTTTCTGTCGCTAGAAACGAGACGTTAAGTCGAAAAGATACATCAAAAATTGAGAAGAGAAAAGGGGCATTTTAATGGGATTTAAAGTTGGGGATAAGGTTGAAGTTATATCAGAAGATTGTGGAACTCCAAAAGGCACGGTATTAACTGTAAAAAGAGGTCCAGAAGGTCCTGTAGGTGATGGTAATTACTATTTCGAAGAAACTCGTCAAATTGTTTTAGGTAAAGATTTAACGCTTTATAAGTTAACCAAAAACCAACGCATCACAGCATTAGAAAAAGAAGTTGAACGTATTCCAGTTTTAGAAAAAGAAGTCGAATCGCTTAAATCCGTACTTGCTGAAATTTTGGAAATCAAAAAGCCAACTGAAATTATGAAAGCTATTCCTTCCACAGTTGATGAACCACCTTATGCACCAATTGGATTTGAAACAGTTGATAAATCACCGAACCAACAACGTGCTGAAATTATTGAGAAGGCTAAGAAGTTTGTTGAGGAACATGGCGAAGGCTTTGACTACGACATGGAAGAAGAACGCATTGTCATCGCTGGAAAAGTGGTAAAGGTTTCTCCTACTCAACAGAGTCTTAAAAATGGTGTAGCTCAATGTCATAAAAAGGATGTATTCAACGAACACATCGGCAAAGCCATCGCATTAGGACGAGCGTTAGGTTTGGATGTAACAGAATTTGAACAGGCGGTGCAGCCGAATGAGATAACGCTTGGGATGGAAGTAAGAAATGAACGTGATTGGTTGCAAGCTGTAGGGGGTCCGATTTATAAAGGTGAGATTTATAAAATAGCTAAGAATGCTGGTTTAAACCAATGTATGGTTGGTTCGGGAGTAGCTCAAAACTCAACAATCATCAACGACACAAATGCTATTTATGGGGAGGTTAAATAATGATGAATCCATTACAAAAAGAAGAATTACTGGAAGTTGAAGATTATGTCCTGGGCGATGCAGAAACGGAACAAAAATTCGAAATCACTGATTTAGATAGTCTTAACTGGGCATTACGTAAAGTTCACGCCTACGATGCACAATTGCGAGAAATTAAATCGGTAGCAAATTCTGAACGTCAACGCATTGATTCTTGGGAACAACGTGAAAGCAAAGGAATTAACGAAAGTATTGTTTTCTTCAAACATCATATAGCTGAATACCATGCAAAAGTTTTAGCGAATGATGATAGTAAAAAAACATTATCTACTCCTTATGGTAAATCTAAATCAACAACATCTAAAGCTCAACCGGATAAATCGGATGAGGAACAACTTATCAAGTTTGTGGAAGAAAATAAACTTCCATTTGTCGAAAAGGTTGTTACTAAAAAACTTAAATGGGGCGAGTTGAAGAAAAAACTCGAAGTTGTTGAAAAAAATGGTGAACAAATCGTTATTGATGAAAACGGTCAAGAAGTTCCTGGTGTCACAGTTAAACCACAAACTACTACTTTTAAAGTAGAAATATAGGGAGGGGTAACATTGCAGAAATCAGAATCGATTGCTGAGTTAGCGAAAGCCTTAGCTTCATTTCAATCCGAAGTGAAGCAACCTTTGAAAGATAAAGCCAATCCATTCTTTAAATCAAAGTATGTACCTCTCGAAAATGTCGTTGAAGCCATTACGGATATAGCACCAAAACACGGATTGTCATTTATGCAATATCCAGTCAACCAAGATACAAAAGTAGGTATCGTAACAATCCTAATGCACTCTAGTGGCGAGTTTATTGAAACTGATCCTGTGTTTGCAAGACCGGCAAAAGACGATGCTCAAGCAACGGGAAGTGTTATCACATATCTGAAACGATATAGCTTATCAGCGGTGTTCGGTATCACATCGGATGAAGATGATGATGGAAATAACGCAACATTTGGACATAACCAACCGAAACAACAAACGCAGTCGCAACCTCAAATGAATTTACCAAAAATGATTTCTGAAGCACAAACTAAGTCGATAAGTGCAAAAACAAGTAACATTTCCAAAAATACAGGTGTCGATAGAGCACAAGTGTATCAAAGTGCCGCAGCTCATTTAAAAATCAACAAATCCACGAAGGAACTTACAGCACAAGAAGCTAGCAAAATTATAGAGTACCTTTCTACTTTGGAGTAGGTGATGTGACAGATGGAAGGGTGGATTAAAATCCATAGAAAAATAGTAGAGCATGAGATTTGGAATGACGTAACAACCTTCCGTCTGTTCATGCTTCTACTACTAAAAGCAGCGTACCAAGATTTCAATTATAAAGGTATTGAATTGAAAAAAGGTGAGTTTATTCGTTCGTATTCCAAGCTTGCGGAGGACCTTGCTTACAAGGAAGGTAGAGGGCATAAAACCGTTTCAAAAAACACTGTTTTTAAGTCAATTAAGAAATTGATAGATAACGGAATGGTTACCGTTCGGGAGACGGAACTAGGAACGCTATTCACTGTGGTGAACTATGAGGAATACCAACAGTTTGACGAGTTCAAAAGCGTGAACGGTGAACGCTTAACAGAACGAACGGTGAACGAAGTGAGAACGAACGGTGAACAAGAAAAAGAATATATAAGAAATATAAGAATAAAAGATATTGTCGATTACCTCAATTTGCAGGCGAAAACGAACTACAAACCCACTGCAAAAAAAACACAAACTCTAATCAAGGCGAGAGCGAATGAAGGATTCACATTTGAGGATTTTAAAAAAGTCATTGATATTAAATCTTCGCAATGGCTAAGTGACCCAAAGATGAATAAGTATTTACGTCCTGAAACTTTATTTGGTCCAAAGTTCGAATCATACCTCAACGAAAAGGTCACTTCGAACAACGCACCAAATGAACCGGGGCAAACTACAACACATCAGAAATTTAATTTTGATTTATCGAGAGGTGAATAGTAATGCTCGCTGAAGAAGCTGTATTAGGGACTATTTTAAAAGAACCACATCTTTTAAATGATTCAGATTTGAAACCAGAGTATTTTCAAACTGCTGAAAACAAAAACATTTTATTAACCATGAAAGAATTATCAGGCAAGGGGCAAGCCATAGATATGGTTACATTACTTACTCAAGGCGACCCTCAAAAGTTCGGTGGAGCAGGTAAATTAAATCGTATTCAAAATATGGCGAACGAATCAAAGTTTGATAGTTATGTAGAAGTTCTAATCGAACATTGGCAAGAAAGAGAAAAAATGAATGTCTTAGAGCTTGCTAAGTATGAAAATTGGAAACTAGACAAAATTACTTCAGAACTAAACAACCTAGTTTCGAACAAAGTGAAGGACCACAACAATATTGATGACTTAGTAGCTAAAGTGATTGAAGATCCTTGGAGAGAAATCGAACAGTCTAAAGGTGTCTACACAGGGTTAAAAAGCTTACAAGATGCTACAAACGGTTGGCAGAACGGAGAATTAATAATCTTAGCTGCTAGGCCTTCAATGGGGAAAACGGACGTTATGCTTCACCTTGCAAAATACGCAGGATGGAATGAATGTTTGCCAGTTATTTTCTCTTTAGAAATGAACGCAGAAAGCTTAAGAGACAGGATAATTGCTTCAACCGGTATGTACAATCGTTCGAAAATGAAAGATTTATATAATCGTTTATCTGAACCGCAAAAGAAAACGTGGATGGACACAATTGGTCGAGTATCGGAAACACATATTCAAATATTCGACAAAAGTGGTCAAACCGTTCCGGAAATGCGAATGAAGGTTAGAAAGCTTAAAAATGAATACCCGGATAAACAGTTAATTATTTTCATCGATTACCTTACTCTAATCAAGCCAACCGATGATTATAAAGGAAATATGCATTTAGCTACTTCTGATATATCAAAATCCTTAAAAGCTTTAGCAAAAGAATTTGAATGTCCAGTTATCTCATTGGCTCAATTATCTCGAGGTGTTGAGAAGCGGAATGATAAAAGACCAATGCTATCGGATCTACGAGAATCCGGAAGTATAGAAGAAGATGCAGATGTAGTTGTATTTCTTTATCGAGATGCTTACTACTCGAAAAAAGAAGATGACGACAAACTCGAATTGATTATTGCCAAGCAAAGAAACGGTGGAGTTGGAACGGTTGAATCGAAATATAACAAATACACAGGTGCAATAAATGACATTTAATGAACTGCTGAATGATGCAATTAAATACGATGGGGAGAAGTTGGCTTATTCAATCTATTGGTTGATTAAAAATGGAGTTGTGAAAGGGACTGACCGTTCTAAAGGTATCGATTGGGATTTAGTCAATCATACAGAAGTGCGAGCCATGATGGAACGTAACGAACTGAATCTAAGCCCTATCAAACTGTTTACTATTCCTTTAGGTGAAAAACAACATTTCTTAGTGTTCGCGATAGATGAACAGTCTGCAAAAAGTCATTGTTTTAAAGAAATTGGAAGAGCACCAACAAAAATATTCGATATAACGAATCAACTGGATAAAAGCTTTTGGTTCCCAGAAAAAAATAAATACCAATCATTACGAGAGCTAAAAGATGAAATTCTAATCTTTCCAGCTACTGCAATGATTTTCGAAAAATAGGAGGATTTATAAAATGAACACAGTCAATTTAATTGGACGTTTAACAAAAGATCCAGAGTTACGATACACACCATCTGGAGTAGCGATTTGCAAATTCACCGTTGCAGTAAATCGAGATTTCACGAATCAAAATGGAGAGCGTGAGGCAGATTTCATTAATTGCACAGCATTTAAAAAGACTGCTGAAAATCTATCAAACTATCAAACAAAAGGTAGTCGAGTTGGCGTAGTTGGAAGAATTCAGACAGGCAGCTATGAGGGGCAAGACGGTAAACGTGTATTTACTACAGATGTAATGGTTGACCGTGTTGAATTTCTAGAAAGTAAACAAGGTCCAGGCGGTTCACAACCTAATCAACGGGTAGACGAAGATCCATTTGCATCTAGTAAAGGACCAATCGAAGTTTCAGAAGATGACTTACCATTTTAAAGGAGCGCAGACATGACTAGCAAATACAAAAACAAAAAAGTGGTAGTGGACGGAATCGCATTCGATAGCAAAATGGAATCTGATTACTACTTGTACTTGAAGCAATTAGAAAAACAGGGAATCGTGAGCGAGTTCTTAATGCAAAAGGAGTACACCTTGCTTGAGGGTTACGTTAAAAGTGACAAGAAGATTCGACCAATCAAATACAAAGCAGACTTTGAGGTCCATTATGCAGATGGTCATATCGAAGTGGTAGATGTTAAGGGATTCTTAACAGCCGATTTCAAACTTAAAAAGAAACTGTTCGAATATCGATTTCCATTCGTGTTGAAACTAGTGAAATTCTCGAAAATCGATGGCGGTTGGATTGAATTAGAAGATTACGAGAAAGCAGTTAAAGAACGAAGAAACCAAAAATTAGCCAAATAAAGGGGATAGCCATTATGACATATGCAAACTTCAAATCTACTGTAAAGAAAGTAAATATCAAACCAAAGGGCGTACAAGAAATCGTACTTGAGATTAATGGCGCTGAATTAGACGGCCAACTTGAAGCTATCGCTGGAATGGTTGATTTGCGAGTAAATGTCGAATTAGATGCAGCTCGTATTACTTACAGACGTAAATTCAATGCAATCACTGAACAACCACTAACACAATATAGCGTATCTGATAAAGGGATTATTGAAGTGAAGCAACCTGAACAACTTGAACTTGAAGGGATGCCAGAAGAACAGGTACAAATCGAAGAAAAAGAAGTTGTTATTGATCGTGAGTTAATTGATGCATTCGTAATGAGTGATATGGCTCCAACTTATGAAGGTTATCACAAGGATTTATTGGACATCTTGAAACGTCGAATTAAAGGTGAATCATATCGTGCATTAGCAGACGAATTTGAGGTTAAATCATCCGAATTAGTCGAACAGGTTAAGTTATATCGTATGCAAGTCGCTCCATTAGCTGAAGCATGGGACAAATGGAGACAAGAAAGTGGATCGGATGCTAGCGAAACACAATGAAAGATGATTCGATAAAAGATTTCACAAGAGAGGAGTTAATTGCATACCTGCAGATATTTCATGGTAGGTATGCAGACTCTTATTACGAAAAGTTGACCTTGGAAGAATTACAGAGAATGTACTATGAGTTGCTTGAATGAGGTGAACAAGGGTTGATTTACTATCACTTTACAGATACAGAGATTAAAAAATTACTAGAAACGATGGTCATTATCTATGACACTCGCGAACAGGAAAATTCCCACATTTTAAAATACCTCGAGAAAAAGAATATTCCTATTAAAAAACAAAAACTTGATGTCGGAGATTACAGCTGCATGATTCCAGCTAATCCAGAGCTAGGAATTAATCGCGATATCTATTTAAACAGCGTAGTTGAAAGAAAAGCGAATGTAGATGAGATATGTGGCAACTTGCAAAAAAGCACACAAGTAGCATTCGAGAATGAATTAGTGAGATCCCAACGATATAAATTTGTACTGTTTGTGGAACAAAAGGATTTCGATGAAAGATTAATGCTTGGAGACTATCGAAGTGCATATGACCCTAAAGCGTTAAAAGCTAGATTGGAATCGTTTAAAGCGAAGTACAATTTCGAGATTGTACCCATGAGCAAAGCGATGATTGGCCATAACATTTACCATCGATTCTATTACCAAATGAAGAATTATCTGAAACGAGGTGCGTTCTAATGAGAGAGGTTAAATTTCGAGCGAAAACAGCAACTACAGATGAATGGGTGTACGGACACTATGCTTTCGTTGATGGTTACCACGTTATTTACGAGAATGGTAGACCTTTGATTATTAAGTTAAATACTTTAGGACAATTCACAGGCTTAAAAGACAAAAACGGTCGTGAGATTTATGAAGGGGATATTTTACGACTGAACTTTATCAACGAATCTTACATTTCGGAAGTTTATTGGCATGGTGACGATAAAGAATTTCCTTCTCCCGAATTTGATATCAATTGGAAAAAGGTAAACACAGGATTCTTGGAGAGTAACTTTTTATGTGAAGTACAAGGTGACGAACGGTGGTGCGTAGAGATTATCGGCAATATATACGAACACCCACATTTGCTTGAAGGTGATTCGCAATGAAAAACATCAACCACGAACGTCTTTATAGAAAAGGGTTTGAAGAAGGTAAGAAAGTTATCAACCGGAAAAGTCGCGCAGTGGGTCAAGCTGATGTATTAGATAACCTTCAAAGTGTCAAAGGAATCGGACCGAAATTATATAGACGTATTCTAGAACACTTTAGAAATCAAAAAGAATTCGAAGCTACCGAGTTTTCTATCCAAGTTCGAAAAAATGAATATAAAAAATACTTCCATCCAGGAACGGAAATCATATGGAATCAGAAGAAACATGTAATCACTCGTATTGATCGGATTAATTTTAAAGAATTTGAAATTCAGATTAATGGGATGTGCGTGGAGTCAACTTAATAGATTGCAGAAGTTGGAGGGATAGCTTTGGCATACGAGCCGAAAAGACATTTCAACAATCGTATCTATGCTTTGTATCGTGGGGATGAATATTTAGCTGATGGCACACAAGAAGAACTAGCGCAATATTTAGGTGTGAAACGGAAAACGATTCAATATTATTTGACGCCATCATGGTTAAAGCGATCGAGTGAAAAAGCATTACGCGTTATAGCTTTTGATGATGAGTAGTTGAACCAAAGTGCGAAATAAGTGAGGTGAAAAGAATGAATCCAGATTTCAAAATAAGTAATGGTTACGAGTACCTTAATCGAGAGGAACGCCGTAAAAAAGGTAAACGAAGTGGTTTTAAAATTTACGCTAAGCTAAGCAGAAAACAAAGTAAGAAGTAATCAGCAATCCGAAGATAAAGCGAAATAAATTGGAGGAATGAAATTGAAAGTAGAATTATTGGCACATACACAATTGAGCGATAAAACATTTAGATTTCTAATTGAAAAGAACGAATTTGTACGAGACTTATATGCACATGGTGAACCTCCATCAGACGGACAAACGGTATCGCTAGCTGCCATTCGCCAATGCTATTCGCACAAAACAGCATTAGAAGTATTAGAAACTGAATCAGAAAAGTATTTCGGAGAACGTGGTAAAGAAGGTAAACGATTATTTAAACAAATCGTATCAAGCGGGCACACATCAACACTTGAGCACCTAAACTTCACATTTGCCATTGAAGGAGTATCACGATCATTACTTGCTCAATTAACGAGGCATCGACATATGTCATTCAGTGTTCAGTCTCAACGATATGTGAAGTTTAGTAGTGAGAGTCGTTCTGGTGGGTTTGATTATGTGCAACCTCACACTGTAAAAGATGGAACGATTTTAAATGATATTTACGATGAAATGATGTCTGACATTCAAAGTTACTATAACAGATTGATTGAAGCAGGCATTCCACAAGAAGATGCACGTTCCGTATTACCAAACGCAGCATCATGCAACTTAGTCTTAACTGCAAATCTACGAACATTGTTAGACTTTTATAGCAAGCGTAAACCAGGTGCGGGTGCTCAACATGAAATTACTGTATTAGCTAAAGAACTAAAAACAAAAGTAATCGAAGTGGAACCATGGACGGAGGAATTTTTCGAATGACAATCGATGAACACATTATCGCAAATGAAGTATTACGAGAGGTAAAAGAGTTGCTGCCTTCTCCATTCCTAAAATTAGAGTTAGAAACGCAAACGGCAAAAGGGTTGGTGAAATACCCGAATCTAGTGAATGTGGATGACTATGATGTTGTCGGGTGGATTAAACACAATATTCAGGAGTTGATTGATTCGACTGTTTATTACAAATTAACAATAAAACGAATTAGGAAAGATTATCAGGTTGAATTTAAATATGCAGGTGGTGTTCATGTTCACGCTATCGCAATACTAGAAAGAGAAATTAAGAACAATGTTGAAAAGTTAAAAACTCTAGAATTACTAAGAGCTCACTATTTGGAGGAATCGAAATGAACTATATAAAACTATTCCAAATGCAAGCCGAACTAGATTCAAAGATTGTGGAAGGCAAAGGATTAGAGGGTCAAGATTTATTTACGAATAAAGTTGAAGCTCTATTATGTGAAATTCAAGAAACAGCAAATGAAACGCGTTGCTTCAAACATTGGTCTAATAAAGGTCCAGATATGGCAAATGCACTTGAAGAAACAGCAGACAGTTTTCACTTTGTTCTTTCATTAGGTAACGACTTAGATATTGATCCTGAAGAAGTTGCTAATCAAAAAGCTCGAGCATACGAGGATTTAACTTCTCAATTTATTGCATTATCTTATGTCGCTACATGTATGGCGATGTATAACGATAAAAAACGATATTACTTAGAAGTGGTATCGCATTTCAAAGGATTGGTTGGGTTATTAGGATTTACTGAGGAACAACTTGAACAAGCCTACTATGATAAAAATAAGGTGAATCACGAACGGCAGGCGAGTAATTACTAATGAAACTATTTAAGGTGCTGTACTATTTCGAAATTCTCCAAATAGCCTCAATTATGACGATGCTATTTTACTTAGTTCCTTTAAGGGTTTTATTGGGCGAACATTTAGAAGCATTAAGAGGGCTAATTATTGCGTTATTATGTGGACTATTAATGTGGAAGATAAATAGCACATTCCATTATTTATTAGAGAAGTGGAAACTAAAGAGATAACGCGTTGTAATTAAACATTTCTGAAAGAGTATCGAGGTTTTAGCTATAAGGATGATAATTTATTCATCAGAAACTTAAAGCCTCTTAAAACGAATGCTAGATACCTTAAAATTGAAGGTGATAAAATGTACGAATGGTTAAAGAACTATCAAAAGCTCGAAGATGAAATTGCCGATTTAGAATTCAACATTGAACGAAATAAAAATGAATTGAATCGATGGGAGTCTGGAGACTTGGTAAAGGTTAAGTTAACAGCAGAAAGCCATGGTGCTCAATTAGAAGAAATCATTGAAGCCGCTGAACGAGAACTAGCATTGAAGATGAATGATCTCGAGGATATGAAAAAGCTAATCAATTCATTCAGAGGATTAGAAAATAAGATTCTATTCATGAAGCATGTGGAAGGTAAAACATTAATCTCCATAGCAGATGAATTAGGCAAAAGTCCGAATTACATCTACAACAAACATGCTCAGATAATGAAGATGATTGATTATGCTCATAGTGTTAATGGGTGAGTGAAGGAAGGGGCGGACAAAATGGCAGTTAAAGAAGTTGTTACAAAGGTTTGTAGTTGCGATTTATGCAAGAATACAGTTCAGGATGAAACACACTTAACAAACTTGAAAATTCCAGTTAAATTCCTAACGGAACAAACAGAAGGTAGAGCGTGTGAACCGTATTTTATCAACAAGAGTTTTGACTTGTGCGAATTATGTTTAGATAAAGTGACTGTTGTATTAGGTCAAGGAGCACAAGGGTACAACGATTATTGGTTAAGATACAAATCCTAACTTAATATAATGTTAAGTTGTAATTAAAGTATAGAACCTATTGCAAAATCCATTTATAGTAAGAGTATAGTAATCCGTCAATAAGTCATGGCTCAATTGAGCTGTGGCTTTTATTTTGTCAAAAATGTATTAAATACAGATTCTTCCACACGTTGTATGATTGTTGTGGAGGGTGATAATCATGGAAAATAACGGTCAAATCAATGTAAGTTTTAACAACGCAAGCGAGCAACAAAACAAGGAAGTGGATATTATAAAGGTATTTTATGATCTGAAAAGGAGAATTAAATTAACAAGAAAAGCTAGAATTCGAGCGTCGAAACGGTTAAGAAATAAGCACGAATACTTTGAAAAAATTACTACCTTTTATTCAGTTTTAGTTTTAATTTTTTCTGTGGCTTTCATTTCTTCTCCAGTAGCTGCTCAGATACTATTAGTTTTATCAATTTCTTTAACATTCTTTACAATGTTCCTTAATAATAAAAACTATAAAGAGCGAGCAGGTAGTTTTGAAACAAATTACCAGCACTTAGATATTTTATTAAATAAAATTGAAAGATTAGAAACGAATTTAGAATGTATTGATAATGAAGTTGTTAAAGGTCTGCATAGAGATTATGAAAAATTGTTAATAGAAAAAGAAAATCACCATGATATAGACTACATGACTTCTAGTGAAGAATTAGAATCAAAACATAAATACGAAATTAGAAGTTTCATGATTAAAAATAAATTAGTTAATGTTACACTTGCCATTTATCCATTACTTTTAATAATTTTAATATTTATTTTTAAATGGATAGTAGATTTGTATCCAAACTTCAATAATTGATCTAAAGCATCTCAGTCGAGGTGCTTTTTATTATGCTTTGAAACCTGTACATCATGATTTCTTTGGTTGGTTAGCCATGAGATGTGCAGTTTTGAAAACATAAAGGGAAGGTGAGGCTATGCGAATTGAACACATCATAGATAGCGATACAAAGGCGAGATTAGGAGTTTTAGGCAACAGACGAACTAAGAGTCATCCTAAACCGAAAAACGATTCTAAGAGCAATCAGAAGCCTTTGAGTGAACGTGAGATTAAAGAGCTGATGGGATGTAACCGTCAAACGTACAAACGGGTGAATGGGAAGGTGAAGAGGAAATGAGAGAAACAGGATTGGTTATTGAATGTGAAGGAAGAAAACATAAATTCTTATTAGGTTTAACTGACGATGGTTATCGCGAATGTCCTATTTGCTCTAGGAGTTTATTAAGTCCACGTGAAGCGTTTGGTGCTAATGAAATTTATGGAATGAAAACTATCGGCAAAGCATGGCGAGATAAACGTGAAGCAAGTTCTAATAAACCGAAGCAATCATTATCCATTTCAGTTGATATGGAAACAAACAAAATGCAATTAAAGTTACGAGCAATAGCTAAACATGCCGAGGCATTGGCGAATGAATTAGATGTGATTGATAACGAGGATGCCGAACTACCAACAAGACTTGAGGGCAGTGAATGAGTTTCTACAAAACAAAACAATGGCGAAGTAAACGTGAGAAAATTCTTCGGCGTGATCAATACGAATGTCGAAACTGTAAACGGTACGGAAAGAATCGAACTGCAACTACAGTTCATCACTGTAATCCATTACTCGAACGTCCAGAGTGGCGATTAGAATCTTGGAATTTACTTAGTTTGTGTGGAATTTGTCACGGCATGATGCACGACCGAGACAATGATGTTCTAACACCTTTGGGAGAATTTTGGCGAGAAAAGGTAACCCCCCCTAAAACTTTTTGAAAATATTTTAAAACGGGGACCGAGGAGGGGGACTTTTTCCCTCCGCGGGATAAATTTTGAGAAAACTTTTTTGAGAGGAGGAACGACTTTGGCGAAAAAGGCTACAACTAAGGAGACGCTAGCGAAAAACACAATTCGAGATATGCAAAATCTTGGTACGTATAAACCTGAATATGACCCTTTAATCGATGTTTATGCTGATATTTTGTCGCAATACTTACGGGCAAATAAAGAATTCGAGGAGAGTGGTTATCAATATGAAACTGAAACTGCTGCAGGTGGTACTAAGAAATCAGCTATCGTTGCCACCTTAGAAAATCTAAGAAAAGATTTGTTAGCTTATTCTGATAGATTGTGTCTGAATCCCAAATCCCTTAATATTGAGCCACCTAAAAATAACAATAAAGAGGATGGAGTTTCACCATTAGATCAGTTCCTCATGAGTCAGAAGTGATTTAAATGAATGTATCACATATCAATTCGGAAAATTTTAAGGTGGCTTTAAAATATGCTGAATCGATAATTTCATATAAGAAAGTTGCTTGTGTGGAAAATAGATTAGCGGCTAAGCGTTTTATTGATGATCTAAAACGTGATGATTTAGATTTCAAACAAGAACAATTTGATTTTGTTATTGGTTTAATAGAAAACACTGTAACGCATCAACAAGGTGAAGATTTGAAAGGAACTCCATTAAAAGGGACCCCATTAAAACTTCAACCTTGGCAAAAGTTCGTTATTGTAAATTTATTAGGCTTCTTCAATAAGGATAGCGCCGTCAGAAGGTTCCACGAGTCATTGTTAATGATTCCTCGTAAAAACGGTAAAACAGCCTTTGCATCGGCTTTAGGTTGGGCGTTATCAATATTAGAACGAAAGTCTGGTTCAAAGCTGTACATTCTAGCTAACAGTTTGAAGCAAACAATGGAATCGTTTGGATTCCTGAAATACAATGTTGAACGTTTGAAAGATAAAACCATTCGAATAAGAGACAATAACCAGGAGCATTCAATCACTAAAAACTTTAGCGATGGAGGCTCTATTTTTATTCAAGCTTTGGCTAATGATCCTAAACGTCTGGACTCGTTAAATAGTAACCTTTTAATCTTGGATGAAGTTCATACCTGGAAATCTGCAAAGCAATATATTTTGATGAAGAACTCGCAAAAAGCATATAGAAATAAATTGCTTATCGCTATTTCAACGGCAGGAGATTTGCCAAATGGTTTCCTAGCAATGCGTTTAGAGTATTGTAAAAAGGTATTAAACGGCTCAGTTGTGGATGACGAATACTTCATCTTCATCTGCAAAGCGGACCAAGACGAAAAAGGCAATGTGGTTGATTATACTGACCCTAAGATTCTTGAGATGGCCAATCCGTCTTGTGGAGTTTCAGTTGAGATGGAAGATTTAATTAGAGATGCTGAATTGGCAATGAATGACCCTCAAACTAGAGGGGAGTTTTTCAACAAAACACTGAATATATTCACATCTTCATTACTTGCTTACTTTGATATTAACGAGTTTAAATTCTCTGATAAACAGTACAACTGGACTTTAGAAGAATTAGCTAAACTAAAAATCGATTGGTATGGCGGTGCAGACTTATCGAAATTACATGACTTAACTGCTGCTGCTTTATACGGTAGGTATAAGCATGACGGTAAAGAAATTGATATTGTTATTACTCACGCTTTCTTCCCAATAGTTGCAGCACATGCGAAAGCGGAAGATGATGGAATACCATTGTTCGGTTGGCAGGATGACGGTGTTCTGACGATGAGCAATACACCAACAGTGCATTATGATGACATCATTAATTGGTTTAAGAAAATGAAACAGATGGGATTCAAAATTAAGAAGGTTGGATTTGATAGAAAGTTTGGTCGAGAGTTTTTCTTAGGTATGAAGAAAGCTGGATTTAAAATAATTGACCAACCGCAATATTTCTACAAGAAATCAGAGGGCTTTAGACGTATCGAGATGAAAGCTAAGAACAGCGAATTGTATTACGTCCACAATCAAGCCTTTGAATATTGCGTACAAAATGTAAGGGCCATTGAAAAAACAGATGACATGATTCAATACGAGAAAGTTGACGGTGATGGTGGTACACAACGTATCGACTTATTCGATGCTGCAGTATTCGGAGCGGTTCAAATGTTAGAGGATATGACCAACGCAAGCAACGCGAGTTCATGGCTAAACAATTAAAGGTGGTGAGAAAATTTGGCGTTTTGGAATAGAAAGAAAAAAACTCGTTCATCTATGACTATACCTATTGGGGTTGGCGATGTTGATGAAGTGGGTTATGTAAAATTATCCGAACATCCTGATGTAGTAATTGCAGTAAATAAAATAGCGGACCTCGTTTCGAATATGACGATTCATCTAATGGAGAATAGTGACAAAGGTGATCGCCGTATTAAAAATTATTTATCCCGAAAGATTGATATAGAGCCATGTCGCAACATGACACGTAAAACTTGGCTTTATAAAATCGTTCGGGATTTATTATTGGATGGAAACGGAAATTCAGTTGTTCACATTGGAGTAGATGCGGAAACAGGGTTGATTGATAATCTCACACCATTTCCAATGCAATTAACAGACTTTAATGATTTAGATAACGGCAGTTACTTAATTGATTTTAACGGGAAATCATATACACCAGATGAGGTTTGCCATTTTGTTATTAATCCACATCCAATCTATCCATATCGTGGAACTGGATATAAAGTTGCTTTACGTGATATTGCAAGAAACTTATCACAAGCGAATAAAACGAAAAATAATTTCATGAGTGGTAAATACATGCCTTCTCTAGTCATCTCTGTGGATGCATTGACAGATGAATTATCGAGTGAAGAAGGTCGGAACAAAATAATGGAAAAGTACTTTGCTGAAACAGATGGTGGTAAGCCTTGGATTATTCCAGCTGATTTAATCAAAGTCGAACAAGTTAAACCATTGTCATT